GGGGAAGTCACCGAAAATATATTTTCAAGTGAACGCTTAACAACTTGCACCCAAATGAGAGAATAAAAAATTCCTTCGAACGCGTACGCGATCGAATTGAAAAAAGTTCTCTAAAAGGGAAAAATCGCGCACACTTACCTGCTTAATACAGGACCACTAGGTGCTTAGTGGTAGCTCTACAAATCCCTGTAGAGCAAGGGGGCTCCTAAGAAGAAGAAACAAGTAAAGTCTTCTCCAACTGAGGAGTACAAATGGAAAGTACGGGTTCCATTACTTCCAATGGAAAATTGTTGCAAATTGGGGTCCAATCCCAACGCATCCGTACTTGCCGCGAAGTTGAGGTTTGTTCGAGCATGAGAGAACCTTTTATTAAAATAATAAGGTAACTCGAACAACACAGTTTTCATATCCACGGCAGCGCCTCTTTCACCATAATACAATAAAATGGAGTTGGGAATGGAAGAACGAGGCGTGACGGTAATTACCGATTCCGTCGGGACAGTATGTGCTATGACTTTCCTTCGCATAGAACCTCGCCATCCAACATACATTGCCATGACATATTCTTGGATAGGAGTGCGAGAAGACGTAACATCTAAACGCCCTGGTGCTGCAGTTTGAGAAATACTAGTAAACACTCGGACGAGTGTATACCTTCTCAACAGTGCCCTAAGAGAGGGAATCACCTCTCCGAAGAACACCAAGTTGGTGGCATCAGACATCACTATTGATTGATCACCGATAGGCTCAATGGCTGCGCCGCCAATGGGGGCATTATCCTGAGCATCGGTGTCAACTTCTATCACACTCTGTGGCTCCACAGCCGAATTGGTACTTCGGAAAGTAATGCCATCTAAGGCCAATCTGGCAGTAGGAACAGCAAATTCCATATCTGGGCCTCCTCTCTGAAACATATTAATACTGACTGGGTTTGCTAAAGAGGGATCAGGAGATGTGAGAGGAGTTAAGACCTCAACACGAATTTGCCCATTACAACGGGAAGGATCGCAGGCCAATCCAGTTCCAGCTCCTTTGGGGAAAGTGGTAGTTCCTATTTGTGGACTTTCTAGTTTCAAGAAAGGCTCACGAGCATGCCATTGGATGGGTATCTCAAAGTCACGAGTATTCTCGAGATCAATAATTCGAGAATACACTTCGTTCAAAGCTCCACTGGCAACAGGACCAACTGGATCATAAGAAATACGAAGTTTGCCTCGATGCAAGGCAGAGGCAACTATTTGAAATCGAAAAATTAAGGTTCCCCTCCAGTAATCAAAGAGAATTGCGCAAGCGCAACTGGGGGTTACCATTGATCGAAATGGTGTAACACCACTATCAGTTTCAAAATAGGTAGGCGTAACATTTAGAGACATTAAAGTGGTACCAGCGACTTGCGCTTCTGTCCAATCCACTTTATCAAAGAAAGATTCACGAGCCACAATTGATGCAATGGACATCTCATCAATCGGTGCCAATCCTACTGTTCTAGGATCTATTGTCAATTCACCTTTAACATCAGCACCCAATCGCATGACTGGGTCAAAAGTATTGGTGGTAGACAATTCACCCATACATCTTTCCTTGTATATTTCGCTGTTGGTTATAACTTGGGGTCTAGAAAATCCAAAAATTTTCGCAATAGTACCAATGCCTTTGGCAGTTAATTCGGTAGCCTTGGCATAGGGAGCAAAAATTGGAATATCAGACATCCAAGAGGACGCTTTGGCAACAGCGCTTGCAGCTGTGGAAATAGGTGCTTCAGAAAATTCAGACTGACCAACCCAACTTCCATAATTTGCAGCTGTGGGGGTACAAATGAGAGCATCTTCCATCCATACATAAATCCTAATATTACAGGTTCCAGAGGAAGAATTTGCATGTCTCAATTGATTCATCGAGTGAAGGTATAATCTGCCCATATCAGAAACCGAAGAGGTATTCGTCAAATCGAGAAAGTTCTCAGGACAGAAGAAGGGTAGTGTCATCTCACCACCCTCACTCAATGTGGGATCGAGGAAAATGTGGGGCATTTGTGTCAATTGCATCCTACGGCACTCCGATAAAGGAGAAGCCGCAGGATGCATAGATCGCGATGCCCGTGGTTCATAAGAAAGAATGAACCTGCCAAAGAGCAAAGGATTACCAGTAATTACTGCGCGGACTTTCAAATGACCACGCAGATGACGAAATCCTTCGATCCTACGTCTGACAAGAGGATCACTGACGAAAGAGGTCCAGGGATCAAGTGCAATAGCGAGCATGTTACCTAATGCCACATTTTGTTCAAGGATCTCCACTGGCCGATTCAAAAAAGAACCCAGTGGTGTATCAGTAGACTCGCCGGTTTTATACGTTGATTCCAATTCACTAATCATGTGAACTCCGGCAGGGGAATCAGCGTGGGAAAAGGTTAAGGTTCCCACCTTTTGAGTTTGATCGGACTCCTCCGTTATATTAAATAATTTTACGTTTTCAGCAGTATTCTATGTACAGAAATGAGACAATACTAGTTCACAATTCCGGTTTCCTAATTATGTAATCGCAACACAAGCCTAACCCCACTTCGCAAGAAGGTTCGAAGGGGGCTGGTATCCAATATGTAAACGTCCTATTTTGGTTTATCCAATATTGTACGGTAGGACCCGCACAGAGGGATGCCATTTTAC